AAACGAACACGAAAGAAATCATATTCAAAATCACGGTGCCGACCGGCGTCGATGTGAAAGTCAATCTCGATGAGCAAATGACTCCGCCTGCGTCACCCGCTGAGCGACCGACTCCACCTGTCGGGTTCGAGGACTTCTTCACGAAGCCCACACTACCTCACAACATCGAGAAGAAGGCTCGGGAGCAATTGAGCGCGAAGCAGAAAATCCGAGAAGGAGCGCTCACCGCAAACCAGCGCGCGGAGTTCGCTCGCCAGCGCGCGTTGCTTATCGGACAGGTCATCACGCAACCCGGCCCATTTCAGGGACAGGTCGTCCTCGACCATGTGGTCGGCTCGCAGTATGTGGTTGCATTCTCAGTCCACGGCGACGGTGAGGGATTCGTTTATCACAAAAAGCAGACGCTCGATGGGTCGGACATAGAGGCCGAAATGTCGGGTGGCTGGCGAGAGTGGGTGGTTGTCGATGAGTGAAACCATTGATGTGAACCCCGGCGACGCGATGCCCGGCAACGCAGAAAAACTCGTCATGCACTATCTCCGAACGCAGGGCCAATGCAACATTCCATTTACACAACCTACCGCGGGGAAATTTCTCCAAACGCTATTCACAATGAATCCGGGGGTCGCCATCTCGATTAAGAGGGTGGGCGCAATGCTTGAGATGAGGTTAGAGGACGATGAACCGGCCGTTGAGGGTTGAACACATTCTCCGTCTTCGCGACATATATCGACAATTGAAGCGTGAAGAACCCAACCATTTCGGCGGCCTCCCTCCGGGGATTGGCTGGCTGAAAGTCAGGTATCTCAAGCCGAAGACAATCAGGATGCTCGGGTCGGCGACGATGGGCGACATTCCCACACTCGCCTTGCACCCGCGAGCGTTCGAATGGAGCCAGCCGATTCTGCTCAAGGGGCTGGTGCGTCACGAACTCATTCACTTCGTCCTCGGTCCGGACTTCGGTCACGGCCAGATGTTCGAATCGGTCGAGAACGCGTGGCCCGAGATTGAGGACTACCGTCACCAGCGAGCAAAGTTCGTCCGCGCGCTCGAAGAAGCCGCCCGTGATGGAGGCTATTTACACCGATACGAATGCCCGAACTGCTTGAAGGTGATTCTCAAAACTCGGCCGCTGAAACCGGAGTCGGCGTGCGATGAATGTTGCCGCAAACTTAATAAAGGGGTTTGGTCAGAATCCTATACACTCATAAAGGTGGGTATTGAGGAACACACGACAGACGAAGGGGATGCGTATGATGACTAAGCAAGGCAAACTATCGAAGAACGAAATCAAGCAAGCCACGAGGAGCCTAATTCGAACGCTGTTCGAAGCGGCCAAGTGCGAAATTCACGAGAAGGCCGCTGGGTCGGTCAATTACGAAGCCGTCGCCATCGCTGGGAGTGACCAGCGCATCGCGGCTATCTATGGGTCGCGTGGCGGAGCCTGCGCCCTGTGGGTGAAGGACGCTACATGGACCCGGCTCAAGCAGATTCACGGAGAGGATGCGCGCGATATGCGCGTCCAAGATGTGTCGATGTTCGCTCGTGGGTTCCAATGGGCGATTCACTTCGACGGTCCGGATGACCAATGGATTCCATCGGTTGTCGCCGCGACTGTGACCGAAGGGACAGCCCGATGGGAGAAGGCGCTTGACCGCCGTGCGACCGAGAAGCGTCGTGCGGATGAGCGCGAACTACGCGAGGCCAAAATGGCCGCAAAGCGCAGGGACCCATTCGCATGAGTTCATTGATAGACCGACTCCTTCATATAGGTGGGAAACGAGGGGATATTATGACGACGACACCAGACAGCATCGTGGCCCTACAGAAGAAGGTCGATAGCGGAACAATGGAGGCCGGCGCCGAGAAATTCGCGCGCTCGATGCTCCACCAATTCGGAAAGAAGGGAGAACTCAGCGAGAAGCAAATGGAATGGGTCGAGAAACTCGCTCAGGCTACGCCGGGCGAGAAGAACGACAACATTGACTTCCTCCGAACGAATGACTCCAACCTCTCAAAGAGTGAGAAGGAGTTCGCACGGTCATTGATTCAGCAATGGGACGCGAAGGGCTTCCTCAGTCCTAAGCAGATTTGGTGGGTCGGTCAATTGTGCGGGAAGGCCAAGACGGACCGAACTACTGAACGCGGACCAACATCTGCGGGGAGAGAACCTGCTCCTGAACTGAAAATCGTTCAGACAGAAACTACTACACTTGTGAATGTCGAACTACGCCCGGGAGTTTGGGCCGTCATCGACACGAAGTCGAATACCATTCTCGGAACATACGACTCAGAAGCCGATGCTCAGCGGACGATTGACCAATAGTTCAAATCGGCTCGGTCAATCCGATGAAGCGTGACGACACCGCTTACGGTTGAGCAGGCGCGTGAGATTGCTCTCTATCCCGACAGGTGGGCGCAGTTCTTCCGGACCATCGACGGCAAGGAGTTCTCGCTCGCTGAACGCCCGTATCTCATCGAGATTTACCGGCACTTCCAGCCCGGGTTGAAGAACGAGAGTTCGAAAATCATCGTTCTGAAATGCAGTCGAAAGGTCGAGAAGACCGAAACCATCTGCAACCTGTTGCTTTACTCCCTGCTGAACATACCCTACTTCAACGCCGTCTATACCGCTCCGCGTCAGCCGCAGGTCACGCGCTTCGTGGAAGAACGATTCAACGGCGCGCTCATGTCGAGCATCAACGGCGGTTGCCTGATGGCGGCTCGCGATAAGAACTCCGTCAGTCATCAGACATTCAATGTCGGCGCGCGCTCGTTGAACCACTTCTATGCCTACTCCAATTGGGGCGATGCACAGGCGCTACTCGGCGTCGAGGCTGACCTATGTTGCATTGACGAGTATCAGGACAGCGACGGCGACATACTGCCGATGCTCATCGAGATGCTGGCGCTGTCGGAATACAAATGGGTCCTCATCTCCGGCACCGCGCGAGAGCAAGGCTCGGAATTTTGGAAACTGTGGGAGAAGTCGAGCAAGGCCGAATGGGACGGCTCGAAGTGGAACCACACGGCGGAGTCAGACATTGTTGGGTATCACATCTCCCAGATGATGCACCCGGAGATTACGGAAGCCGACCGGGAGATGAAGCGCGAAACCTACACTCCGCGCCGATTTGCGAACGAAGTTCTCGGCGAGTTTTTCGCTGGTTCGACAAAACCTCTCACATACGGCGACACAATGGAGAGTATTGACGGGAATAGGGGCATACTACCACATCTGGATGCGCCAGAAAACTCGGTTATGGGAGTGGATTGGGGACGCGAAACTACGGTCGTCATCATGGACCCGGAATCGGGGGACATTCTGAACGCGACGAAAATCGACTCCCGAGATGGGGATGGCGATGAAGTTCAAGCGGTCAAGGACCTGATACTCCGCTACAATGCGACCGAAGTGATGTGCGACATCGGCTACGGGGCGCGACAAGTTCGAGAATTGCAGAACGAATTCGGCGAGCGCGTGAAATCGTGCTACTACTCCTCGCGGCCGCTCACGCCCTACGAGTATAAGCGGCGCGACAACAACCGGAATCTGATTTACATGGTCGTCGTCGATAGGACGACCTACATCGAGCAGACGATTGAGGCCATCAAGAACGGAGAACACTCCCTTCCGTGGAAGGAGCAAACGCTCGAATGGGTGGTCGATGAATGGTGTGCATTGAACTCATCTGCGGAATCCGACGAGGCGTCTAACCGCCCGGTCCGGGGCCAGCGACTCACGAAATATGGACGCGATGACGACGACCACGCATTCCACGCTTTGCTCTATGCGAGGCTCGCATCTGACTTTGCCGCTGAGGGAGAAGGATTCGAGGTCCGAGTATTCGGCGACTGAAACGGTCATAAACCTAAGCGGACGAGGATTCGAAGCATGGGTCGAGGGCGCTCCATCAATGATGTTCTGATGGCGACTGTCGCTATCCCTCTTGTCGTGTGCTGGCTCGTCTTCGCGTCCTATGTGATTTACAAGGGGCTTAACGACCCAACGGGCTTCGTTCAAAGCAACCTCGACTTCTATGTCGCGCTCATCGCAATCATCGGAGGACCCGCTCTCCTGTTCATCAATTCGATTCTGGAAGCGTGGAAATCTGAACAAGCCGCAAATCTCGCCGCGATGCCGGCCAGACTCGAATTGAAAATCGAGCAGGCCAAGCACCAGCAGGCCCACGACATTCTTGCATCCGAGAAGGAGCAGACGCACCGACAATGGATGGAAGCCAACATACACTCCCACGATAGCACGGGAGAGGATTGAAAATTATGGAGATACAGGGAGTAGCATTGGAAGTATGGATAGTGGCCCTTGCGGCCATTATGGGGCTGATAGTATGGGGGCTGAAGCGGTATCAAGTAGTAGCGGCAGACGGCAAGGTCACACTTGACGAAATAATCGACACACTCACCGGCGCCGAGCAACCGCTCGACGAGGCGGTTGATGCAGTCGAGAAACTCGAAGCCGCGCTTGAGGCCGCTAAGGAAGCGAAGGTCGCGGCAGAAGCCGCCGCCGCCGAAGCCGCAACGACCGAGGCAACGGAATGAGTGACGATAGGGACTACGACCGTCTATACGACCTCGTGCGCGAAACTCGTGAAGAACTGAAATTGATGCGCGACAACCATCTCGCTCACATAGGTCAAGACATCAACGACCTCAAGACAACCACCGCCATTATCTCGGAGAGGCTGAAATCCGTCGAGGATTTCAAAGGCGAGATGGAAGGCTGGTGGAGAGAGTATGCGAAGAAGACAATTGCATTCGTGGTCCTCGCGGCTTTCGGCGCGACCACTACTGCCGGCCTGATGTAATCGGGAAGGGTGAAGAACCGAAC